TCTCAGTAGAAGTACCAAGGAGTAAGGCCACCATGGCCATTTCGTCCGACCATCTGCCCAACGGGATAGGATCCCGTGGAATCATGTGGAGGGTACGAACCAAGCTCATCGAGTGTTTCTCGCGAGGGGTAAATGGCAAACCATGGAGAACGACGTCTCCGAGCCTTTCGGGGCCTGGAAACTGCAATTGGCGAGGAATCAAGTTCCGTATGCGTCGAAGAACCTTACGAGGAAATTTCTTCCGATAACATGCATTGTGAAACGCATATATAGTCGGTATATCCTCCAGAGGTCCCTTTAGACGTAACGGAGTGACTTCTACGTCACTGTGAACGTTACCGCCACAGCTCTCGAAGAACGGGCCTTCCTTAAACGACTTACGTCGGTTAGGTGTAAACCCAAATTGTTCGAGGAGATTGCATGCCTTATCGAAGAACCGTACTGGCAACATAATATCGTCGCCAAAGACCCAAAGGTCAACACCGGGCGTCAGCTTAAATGCTGTCGCTAGGAGCACGGTGAACAGGAGGCTTTCAAGCTCGAAAGTAAAACCATTTCCCATAGAGGAAAACTTCTCGAGTTTGCGCCACTTGCGTCCACCTTCACAAGGAAGTGAAGTGAACTTCGAACGGCAATCATCAAGCAATTGAAACCAGTCAGAGGGCAGAATAGCCTTAACGAGCTCATATGCTATCGTATCACTAGCGGAGCTAAGGTCAATCGTCGACATGCCTTCGCGGCGGCACCTAAAAAGATTCTTACGGTGCACCGCTTGAGCATCAATCGACCTCTGGACAACATAGCCTGGGAAAAGTTCCCACGAACCCGGTGAATAAGCCGGGAGACCAATGTTGCGGAGTCGGGTCTTCAAATACGAACCAATACCGAGTTGGAGCCACAGATTACCTAGTGGTTCTATCGAGATTGGTCGATCGGTCTTTCCATCCTTAGGAACGGTAACAAACCGATTTCCTTTGGAAAGACCTGGAGCCCCGAAACGACCTTCCCACCTCTTTTGCCCCCAGAGGGTCTGAGAGTAGTGCCAATTGAAAAGATCGGCACAGGCGGGAGTTGTGGTTGGCGTGAGCCATATTTTATCGACCACCGTTGGGTCCTGTCCCTCATATTCAACGCAAGTACCAGGGCCAAAGCCCCCATTCAGAACGTCAGGAAGACGTCCGAGCCAACGTGCCATCTTTTTTGAACACTTAAGGAGATATTCCTTCAGTGCCTGATCTCGTGGATGAAGTATCCAGGGACCAGTAAGATGACCAACGAGCTCGTTTGTATGGTAGCACTGCGTTTCAGCATCTTCCCATGCCGCAATGGCAGCGTCACGACGAGAGAACGTTGTAGGTAGTGGAGCCTTCCGAAGAAGGTCTACTGCCTGAACGTCTTTCGCGTAGCGGAGAGCGGAAAATACACCCTCTGGATAATGCTGTGGATTAACCCAGCGCAAAGCTAGGGCATCCCACTCCTGATTTCGAACCTGTAGCCAAACAGCTAGAGATACGGGAGTGTCGAGAGAAGCAAGAAATACCTCAATGAGTGAGGCATTGGTTGACAACCACTGCTTCATAATGTCATCCTCTATGGTTGGAGCGGTGACACAAAAGACCGACGTCGGGCAGGAGAAATTACGTACCGACCATTAGGTAGGCGCGTAACCTGCTTCGACGCTGGAACGGACGAGGGTGGAGACCAGCAAGTTTCCGAGCTGAGCCCACGCTTCCTTCCATTCTGTAGTCGTAAGTTCCTTCGGCAAATAAACAATACCGTCGAAGCCTACGGTTTTCAGGAGTTTGGACAAACCGGTGTTCGCATCCGTATAAAGCGACGGGTACGAATACTTGAAGATCGCCTGCCTCGTCGAAGCGTCCCCGTTGAACTGGGTGCGCATCTCGAATCGAGGACGGAAACCTTGAATGCCAGAAAAAGCATTCTGAGTCCAAATAGCTGGAGACTTATCTCCAGCTGAAGGAGTTGCAGCAACATAAATAACGTCCGTTGTGCCGTCAGCCTTCTTAACGGTGATATCAGCCATATTGGCCATGGGGTTTAACCTCTTGGTTGGTTACGGTCTGAGAATCTGACCGAGGAGAGAAGCCGCGTTTGCGGCACGTTTGAGTGATCTGCCAACATTGGCACGGAACGAAAGGTTAGGCAGCGGTGTATGTAGCCATGGATCACGGCTGATCGCTGCACACGTCCCATTCAGACTAAACGTCTGGATAGGATAACCCGGAAAAGGCTGGTAAACATTAACACTAGCCTTCACTGAGTACGTGGTATACGGCCTAAGCACTTGACAACCATAAAGGTCGGTAAATGCCCCGAGAAACGTTCCAATGTCAAACATCCAATCTGCCACGAAGCTAAAAGGAACTAGCTCCCAAGCGATTGAAACGGGATTGGCAATCCCGAGTTGCTGTGCCAGATAAAGATTGGGGTTAACTACATAAATCGTAGCACCCATGCGACAGTGTCCTTGATTACTGAACACTTCGTACATGGTTTCCACGGTGTAGTCTTCCTTACCCCGGCCCAAACAAAGGCCTGCTGGCACTGG